CACCTGCTTTCAAGTATTTAATATGCCAATTAATTTGATACTTTGATAAGCCACAATTCTTGCTGGTGTTGGCTTTCAGTTCAAGCCAAAATACTTGCCTATTTACTACACAATGAACATCAGGAATTCCATTGATTGTGCTAGATTCTATGCGAGTAAAATGCCAATTATTATCTAAATTTTTTATATCATTCCATAGCTTAGATTCTTTACTCTGAGCCATAATTTATTCGGTCAAAGTTGGGTTACAAATGTGTCCAATAACTGCTTCACCAGCAATAGTATGCTGGTATAAATTTTCCCATTCTCCAGGGTTTTCTTTCTTAGTGATGACTAGATTTTCTTGCCACCAATCATCACAAGAGCTGTCTATTGGTTTAACGATGAGAGTATAACCACCGTCTATATTAAAATATATAATCCCAATATTGTCATAGCTTAACGATTTTTGTGATGACAGAATTAGGGATAATAGTAGTACCCCCAATAGTTTCAATGTGACCTTCATCTCCATCCCTTCCATCTTTGAGACCATAATCTGCAAAGATTCTTGTTACACCTTTTTCACGGGAAACCATCCAACCTCTAGATATCATCCTGCCAAGCTGAGATTTTTTTAGTTGTTCAAAAGTTTGCCAACCTGTCTCTCCAACAATATCCAACCAATGGATCTCTACAAAAGGATAATGTTCTATTTTTTCTTTAGGAAATTTATAATTTAGATCTATATGTTTTGTTTTTTTCAACAGTCTTTTACTCTTCATTCTCCATCCTTTGTTTTAACATTTACTACACCGACTGAAGTTGTCAATGTACTGTTGTGGACTTCGTTAAAAACAGTTAACCAATTACGCCAAGTTTTCGTCTTTAGTAATTTCTTCTGGCGTAACGTCAATAATGTTTTTGGCCTCTCCGATCTTTGATTCAAGCTCCTCAAGTCTTTTCTCCAATTGCTCTCTGTTCATACCTTCTAGACCGATATGACTTATTTCTTTTCTATCAACAAAATGACCTGCCATTTGATCTCTTCTAAATTGAGCTGTAATGGCTGCTGTCATCTGACCTTTATCTTCAGATTTTTGTCTTAGTCTAGAATAATGTTTGTAAGATAACAATTTATCTTTTTCTTCTTTCTCTAATTCTTGAGACATTCTTTTTTCAAAATACCGTACTACATGAGGATTCTTATCTGGATTTAATAATCTACTTGCCTGGTCTGTCGGACCATATTTGTTAGTTGAAGTAAACCCTGCTTGTTTAGCAGCTTCAACTTTCGAAATTTCGCCATAATTAGCTACATAGATATCAACAAACTTACGTTGTTTTGGCGTAAGCTCTGATATTGTTTTCAATTGATTTGCTTTCTTTGGCACCAAATTACTATATACCCTCCTCTTACAAAAATAAATAGCAATAAAAAAATTTCCATACTCTGCTCGTAAGGAGTATGTTTACTCCTAGCTTTTCTAGGAGTACTCCTAGCTTTTTTTACTGGTTCTAGGAGTAAATTATTGTTGTTTTATAAGGGTTTTAGCTTAAAACTCCTAGACTCCTAGATATTTTCGTAAGTTTCATAAAAAAAATATTTTATTTTTTTTCTAAGAAGAGGGTATATGCCTGGTTCTAGGAGCGAGGTACGTGTTTATTGGCTTTTTTACACGTTTTCAGCTATCACCGTGCATTAGTTTAGAACTATTCTAAACTGCACTATTATTACTTTGACATTCCTGACGCACCACGATACAGTGACCAGATATGTTTTTCATATATGCTCTCTTGAAACTAACAAAGGAGGAAAAATGACTTGACTAATTTCATACTTTAAACTATCTAAAAGTCTTTGATATGTTTCATATCAATTTCTTTCTAAGTTAGTTGGAGAAGGGCCAGACCGGGAGACTGAGCTGGCCCTTTTTTATTTATTACCTACCCATGAGTATTACCTCCTTAGTAGTTTAATACCCGCAGCTTTTAATAATTAAATAGCAGTAACTAAATTAGATATAAAAACCGTAGTACATAGATCTACAGCTTTTCTTAAATGTTCTAAATGTTTTCTATGATATTTTTTAGATTCAGGTTCTTTACAATTTCTATATTTATTAAATTGGTTTGAATATTTTTTCCAAGCAAAATTTCGTGGTGAGAACTGTATATCTCCACGCATAATAGCCATTTTATATCTTTCTTTTACATGATCAGGTTCAAATCCTGCATAATAACAAACAGTATAAAAATCAGTAACATTACTCATGATCCAAGCATGAGCGTCACATTTATAAATTGATGGTTTTCTTTCCTGGCTTACCTGACCTGCATCTTCGATAGCATTACAAAGTACACCTCTCCAAAGCTTCTCTTCAGGTTCAACATCAGTGCTAAGTAATTGTGCTGCGAAGCTAGTGCCCATAAGTTTTAATAAGGAAAGAGAGTAGATCACGGTAATAAATTGTCCCTTCTATTTCTCCACGAAATTTTCTAGATTTGTCATAATCTTTATGTACACTATCTATAACTGCGTGTATATCCTCACCACTATGCTTTTCTTGGTTCGGTTCCTTAATAAAAATGTCACGAAAAGTTGCCATAATAGTATTATAACTTCTTATTATCATTTTTACCACCATCTACGATCTTAAATTTATATAGTTTTGCTTTAGTTTTTATCTTTTTTTCTTTTCCGAATTGCCACACAGCGTTAATATCTGCCATTACTTGAGGATCAAATTGTTCCCTGTAACCTATTTTATCGCCCATGTATAAGCGAAACATTACACTTGTGACCTTATTATATTCTTTTTTATCTAGCCTGTTGGCTAGAATTTTTAAAGAATCTAGGAATTCGTTAGTGGATTGTTTTCGAGCCACGTCTTACAAATTCCTCCAACATCTTGATTAAATTCAACACATATTGTGTTTCAACAGTTGCTGGTTCGTGTTCCGTGGTTGTTTTTTCTTTTTTAATTTCAAAGTGACCTGCTCCCTTACATTGTTTGCAAGTTTGTGTTTCAGAGTAAGGAATAATTCTTACATATCCATTACCATTACAGTTCTTACAAATATCGAAGGGCTCACCTAATTTTTGATTCATTTTCATTTTATATCTCTTTTTTGTCATGAGTAAAAGGTTTTTTTCTTGGATTTTTGTTTTTTGGCCATCTACATTTAAATTTCTGTACGACTACTGATTTATGATCCTTTTCGTCACCAGTCACAATTAAGATATCATGGCCGTTTTCTTGTGGATGCACGTGATATGTTATAAAGTTATTTACTTCTATTTCTCTAGTATTTGTTTTTAAATCATCTAAATACTTATCAAAATCAATGCAATCCTTATCTGACATCATAATTTATCTTTCCAAGAATAATGTTTTTCAAGTTCCGTATAATCCTCAATATGACCATACGATTCCCCGTCTCTTAAAATTTTAAGCATATCTTCACAGGTAATATTTACATTCTTTTTTAATTGATCCAAGTTACGCTGCGTTTCGTTTAAAGTTGTTTGAAGTTTTTTATTTGCTTCTTTAAGCCTTTTAATTTCATCTTCTAATGATGGAGATACATTATTAAAAGCTTTTGCTAAATCACCCATTGGATCCATGTTCTCATATTCCTTTTGTCTTGCTAAAAACTCGTTAGTGTCTTTATGTCTATCGTTCATTTTTTCCCTTTCCCGTTAGTTTTAAGTATTTGTTTTTTGTATGCATCAACAGACATATTTTTTTTCTTTGCCTGGTATCCAACATATTCATTTACAAGTTTAGATATCATTGATGCAGGTGATCTAAATTTTTCTGTACATAATCCTTGCAACAATTGATAATCTGGTTTTCTTACTGCCACTGATTTAAATTTATTTATATCCATGTTTCTTTAACTCCTGTTTCATTTGTGGTTTTGTTTTAATATGATCTTTGCATAGTACATTAAACACTCTGTCAAAGTATGGATTTGAATCACTGTAGTTCCAACCTTTTCTGTCACTAAGTTTTCTAATAGCAGCAAGCTGTCTATCTTTCCAATTCATATCTTTCATTTTTACATTAGCCATGCTAGTCCTAAAAAAATTAACATGGTTTTTGGAAATATGATGAACAAAATTATTATAACTGCAAAGAAATATATCCATTCGCTCATCTGTTCTCCAATTCGTTGTAAGCTAAACTAGAACAAAGATCTGTTGGTAATGGCTTTACATATTCATCTTTGACTTTGATGTGCAGTTTTTTTAAGTTCCCTGCAATCTCGTCAAAACTTGTACCTTCTGACAACGCCATGTCCATCTTTTCAACTAAAGCTTTAAACATTTTTGATTTACTTTTTAAGTTCATTGTTTTTTCTCCTATCCCATCAATATAGGAATTCCTGTTTACAGTGTCAACAACTATTTTGTGATAGTATACGATTTATGAAAGAATTTTTTATGATGGGTATGTTATGCCTTATTAACCCTATGACTGGCCAAGAACATTGCGCTTTTATACACGAAGATCCAATAATGTATTATCCAAAAAACATATGTGAGGAGAAAGTTGTCAAAAAAGTCAATGAAATGGGGGTTAATTTAACTAAAAAAGGTTTTGAAATTACTGAATTATATATGAACTGCCTTGTTGACAAGAATCGTTTAAATACTTGATTTTACACCTAAAAGTTGATAAGATTATCTTATGAAGCAATATCGCTTTCAATGTTACGCAGCTGGGCTGTATTTTAATAGTGTCGTAAACGCTGCAACGGATGATCAAGCGATAGAGGGCTTTGTCCAGAATCTCAATAAAGGTGAGTATTCTGTGAAACAAGATGGATTCGGTCGTGGAATGCGTCGGTTCCATATAACTTATGAGGAGCTAGACAATGGCACTACAGGAGTTAATATCAAAGAAGCTTCAGCTGGAGTCTCAGTGGGCACAGCAAGCGTTAGCGCAGGGTAGAGTTACACCTGATATGAAGTGGCTTGATATTGAAATCAAAGGTCTTAGAGTTAAGATCAATGAACAAAGCGTAAAAGATGCACATAGTCTTTTACAAAAAACTGGTTAAAAACTAGTTTTTTAATTTTTTTTAGAAATCATTAATTTGGTTAAGGGTCTTATGCCCGCTTTTAAAAGCGCACACTTAGCGCAGTAATATTTTTTATTTTCTATTATTATTGCTTGAGCTTTGCAATCTTCACATTCTCGGTAAAGATGTGTGGAACCTTTTCTGCGTATTTTTTGTTCTTCCCCTGCCATAACTTCTCCATGAGTTGACTCATATCAGGATGTAGTTCCCAACATAAAACATTTAATCTAGAAAAAAAATTAACTTCTTCTCTAGAGTTTGCTTTATAGAAAAAACTTGCATCTCCTTGTTTTTTCAGCACTTTAAAACGATGGTTACCGTTTCGTAATTGATCTTTTTCGTCTATAACCATAGGACACAATAAACCATTCTTTTCAATATCTGCTCTTACAGTTTGTTTAAAGTCGTTGTGTGTACCATGCACAATTTTTACATCTTCAAATTTTTTTAAAATTAATCTTTCTTTAAAGACCATGTAGTATGGCCAGATCACTGTGCCCATTCCTGCTATTTCATTTTTATGAAGCTTGTCCAAAGTCATCTCCTAATGCCACATCAACTTTACTTGGAACTTTAAATTCCATACAGTTTTCCATTGTTTCTTTTATTGTTTTAATGTCTTTATCATCTTTTATATCAAAACATAATTCATCATGTATTTGTACTTTGGGTAAATATCCAGCTTCATAACAACTTACAATTGCCTGTTTAGTTTGATCTGCAGCTGACCCTTGAATTAACCTATTTAAAGCTTTGTATGTAAAAGCTCTTTTTATATTGTTTCTTCCATATTTAGAAGTTGCGTTTTCAAATGTTTCAGGTGTATGTATACCAAAATCTCTAGGTTCCCACATGTCAAATCTACATTTTCGACCTTTTTTTGTCCTAATTACGCCTTCATCATTTGCTTTTTGCATGCATCTATCAGATAATAACTTAACAAATGGAACTTTACGATTATACTTGGCTATTAATGCTGATGCTTCTTCTGTTGACAGGCCGAGCGATATACCTAATTTGTTTTTACCCATTCCGTACATCAGTCCCAACCCTATTGTCTTGGCTTGTTTTCTCTCTATTCCTGCTAGATCTGCTACTGTTTGGTGAAAGTCGGTTTCTGAATTAGCGTATGCCTCTACGAGTTCATTAGATCCTTCGTATCCGTCGCCAATAGAGGCTGCATAATGTACTACCATTCGTGGTTCTTGTTGGCTATAGTCAAAGCTTCCCCATCTACAACCTTCTTCTGGTAAGAAGAGACCTCGGATTTTTGGTCCAAAATCTTTGTTACGTGCTGGTAACTGTTGAAGATTAGGATTAGCCATAGACAAACGGCCGCTGACAGTCCCACCACTATCACTACGTAACTGATTGATCTCGCCATGTATCCTCCCATTATGTTCGTATTTTAAAATTGAATCTAGGAATGTACCATGAAACTTGTTAATCTCTCTAGCCTGTGCTATATATTTTGAAATTTCGTGTTTGGAATTAGCTAACCAATTGGATGTAAAAGATGGCTCATGAGTTTTGTCAGTACGTGGATAATCTATGCCGAGTCGGTCGTAAGCTTCTCCTATTTGTCGTGCTGCCCATATGTCTACTTCTCGTCCTGCTAGCTGTTTTATTTTTAAAAGGTATTCTTTTTCCTGAGCCTGGAACTCTTTTTTTAGTTGATGAGCCTTATTTACATCCACTCTTACACCTTTCTCCCTCATCTTAATTAATATTGGGAGTAATTTGTTTTCTAAATCCCAAACAGTCTCTAAATTTTGATTATGTAATTCTGGTTTAAATCTTTGCCACAACAGGTACGTGAGTCGTGCATCTTGTTCCGCATAAAACCCAACGTGTTCTGCAGGTAGTTTCCACATTTCTGCTTTAGGATCTATTCCATGATCTTTAGCGGCTTCTTTCAAATCATTTTCGGACTTTAGCTCACCAAGATAATCTTTAGCTAAGGCATTCAAACTATACGACCATCTGTTCTCATCAATAACTCCAGCAGCGATCATGGTATCTACTATCTCACCATTCACCTCAATACCCATATGTCTTAACCAACCGACATCATACTGTGCGTTATGAAAAATTTTTCTTGCAGGTAATTTACAAACATCTTTTATGTATTGTAATACTTGTGGCTCTATCATATTACCACCACCAAAATGTTTAAAGGGATAATATCCTTGCCAACCTTCTACAGCAACAGCAAACCCAATAACATAACCATTACCAGTTGCCCAACCTGCGCCTAATTTATTATTAATACCTTCATCTCTTGTTTCTAAATCAATTGCAATTTCATCATACTTACTTAAATCTTTGTATTCTGATGGACATGCCCAAATATGTTTTTTAAAATTAAATGTAAATTGTAAACCTGTCATTTTTTTTCTGTTATATAATTTTGTTTTATGTGATTATTTAAACTTTGTTTATTGCTAAATGCATATAAAGCTGCATTGTAATCATATGGAAATATTTCAAAAGTAAATTCGTTTATGTTAGTTCCCTCTCTTTGAGGATATATTTCTAAATGAAATTTATTTCCTTCTACTTCTATTTCTTTTCTGACTGTATTCGTCATTTAAGTCCTTCATTTTTTTTATCTCTAATTCACAATAATGTTTTATTTTTTCTAAATCTTCAATTCCATTTTTATGTTTGTATCTACAAACATATTTAATGACATTTCCTTGAAAGAATGAAAGATTATTTTTTGAAATAAATTCGTATGGTTGAATATGAAAGTCCTTGTAATGATTCCCACCTATCTGTCTATCCTGTGGAAAACTGTCATGAAAAATATCTTTATCTGTCATATTTTAAATCTTTGTAAAACATTTAACTTTTCTTCAGCTTGTGCGATCTTATCAATTAACTTATCTACTTCCTCTACATGTTGGGGATGCTCACCAATTCCGACTGATTTACTCAGGTATATAGCTATTGTTGCATGAGCTTGAGACACTTCAGCATTATATTTATCTTCTAAAGCTTTAATTATTAAATTTCTAAACTCCACACATACCTTCGCATTCGTTATTAAATAGGTCTGGCCCATCATCGTTTTTAAATTTAACTTGATCTAATGGTACACATTGTCGATGAACAAAGTTTTTTACTTTTGGATTATGCATACGCATCTTTTTATCAAATTCTACAGCAGATGCAAACTCTTTTGGTCTGTTATCTCTCATATCTATCCAAAAATTATCATCATGAAAAGGGCAGCCAATACATGCAGATTTGACAGGTATCTTAAAACCTTTACCTTCATACCATTTTAAACAATCTTGCCTTGACATTTTCTTATCTATCAAAGGCCATACATTTTTTTGCCACCAAAATCTAGAAGGTTTCATACGCATTATTTCATCAGTAGATATTCCTACCCACACCTCTACGTATTCTGTTTTTGGAAATCTTTGTCTTGGTTTAAGTCCACATAATTCTCTAATTTTTTTTGCAATTGGAGTTATTTTATACTCTCGTGTGCATTGTCTTCGACCCATACCTTTCTTACCTTGTTCATTCAAAGTATAGAATGGTGCAGAGGCAAATTGATTACCGCCTGGTGCGAGAGCCGTGAGTATGTCATCTTGGATATTGCCTTTTTTTACTAAGTGCACTGGGTAACTTAGAATGGTTCTAAGGTACTCAAGATGTTTTATTACAGGTTCAGGTTCCCATCCTGTATCAGCAAATATAGCTGCATCAGGTTTCACACCAAACTCACCTGCATCTGCCATCAAGGCCATTGTTGAGCTTTGTACACCAGCTCCTAATGAAAGAATTCTTAATTTTGGTTTAGTGTTTTCCATATTGCCTTTCCTATTTCTTCTGCGATTTGCGGGACGATAGAGTTTCCCAATCCTTTAAGTCTGTATACCCGCCCGGGTACCCCATTAGCCACTCTACCCACGTCGGGTTCAAACTGCCACCAGGTTTGTTTCTCACTGCCGTTGGTAAATCTTTTTCTTGTCCCTTGTAACTTCGACCTGAACTGCCCTTCCAGTCCCTTGCTTGTGGTGTTGGCCACATAATGTTCGGATGTGCTACCTGATCGTTCAAACTGATTGGCATTTTCTTGTCTATCTTCATCTTCATTCTTTTTTCTGAACTCGCTCCCCTGTCGCAATGTGCGTCTGGAGTTCTCCATAATCTCATTGTTGCTGGATCTACTTGTTCCCTCAGATTCGATGGTTTGGTTCTGCCTTTTCTGTGTCCCTGCATCAGCTTCTTTGTTCCCTCTTCTGATCTTGGAGGTAAGTGATCCATTGTGTTTGGAGTAGCCCACAATCCAGACTCGTTCTCTTTTATGGGGCGCACCGACGCCTGCAGCTGGAATAATAAACGGTTGGATTTCGAAGCCTTCACTTTCCAAGTTAGAGCACACTGTTTCGAAGACCATGCCGTCTTGGATGTTAACAATTCCTCGCACATTTTCTGCAATAATGAAGGTGGGTTTGACTTCTTTAATGACTCTAAACATATCTGGCCAGAGATATCTGTTGTCGTCAGTCCCTTTTTGTTTGCCTGCAACACTGTACGGTTGGCAAGGAAAACCTCCTGTGAGGATATCGATTGGCTCTTTGATGTCTTTCGCTTCCAATTTTTTAATATCATGATGTATTGTAACTCCTTTCCAATGTTTTTGCAGCAACAATCTACAATATGGATCTACTTCACAAAAACCTACTGTTTTAAATCCTACTTTTTCTAAAGCCAAACTAAATCCACCGATACCACTAAATAAATCTAAATGATTCATTTCTTTTCACTTGTAATTACCCATTTCAAAACAGATGTAGTAGGATCAAAGCTATCAAACTTTGCACTACATCCTGTAATGAGTATAAATATTATTAAATATTTCATTTATCTCCTTGTACATAAACTAGATAATCTTGGCCAATGGGATAATTATACTTATAATCTGTGCTAAGTAAATGTAAACTATCCCTTGCTCTTGTTACCCCTGTATACCAAACTTTTTTTTCGTTTGACTTTTCATCTTTATTTTTATGTCTAAAACTTGATGGCCAATTAGCTTTTGAATATAACAACACATGATTAGCCTCATCACCTTTCACTGAATGTATTGTATCTATGATTACATTCGGAACCTCATCTAATTTAGATTGTTTATATCTTTTTAATAATCTTAGAAAATAAATTACTTGTCTTGGTTTAAAGTTTCGTCTCAAGATCCACCACCATTGTTTTTTTTGAGCTTCATCAGGTAGATCTAAACCACACCATTCTTTCAAAGCTGTAAAGTCATATCTCTTATAATCTGGTTCTCTTGACCAAAACTTAGATGTTCGATAATCAGAGTCAGTAACTTCTCTAATAAATTTGTACATAGTTTCTGCTTCTTTCTTCATAATTTCTTTGCCGTTAGATATTGCTGTCCAAGCTTTGATGGCTAACCATTGATTCTGATCAAACGATTTTTGTCCTTTGTTGTCTGCAAAAAATATACCAGCATCTTTAGCTAATGCTTTAAGTTCATTTACAGTGGTGTGTATTCGTCCTAATAAAAACCATTTACCCTCATCTTTTTCAAAAGGTATTTCTTTGAAACTTAAATATCTTTTTACTAGTCCTTCTTTTACAAGTGGTTCAAATTCTTTATCAACACTATCAAGAATTCCTTTTCTAATTATCTGTGAGAACTGGTGTATTGCAGTACCAAATCTTCTAGTCTTACGAAGCACAACCTTTCTACCAGGGAAATATTTTGTAAAGTATCTTGTATCTGCACCATTCCATTGATAAATAGCTTGATCATCATCTCCTGCTAAATAAATTCTTTTTACCTTATCAGACATTTTATAAATTAAAGACCATTGTAAAGGTGTAAAGTCTTGAGCTTCATCAAGTATAAGAACTTCTAACTCAGGAAATTCTACCTCATGCAAAGCTCTTTCGATCATATCTGTAAAGTCTAAAAATGATCTTTCACCACCTGATGTTTTATAATGTTCGTATGTACTTATCTTTCTTGTATATACATCTAATGATTCTTTTTTCTGCGTCTCTTTTTTGTAAACCAACACAGGATCTTCTAATAAATTTCTAGCTTTATCATAAATACCAAGTGACCAATCAGAATATGTAAAGTTATCTTGTGATAATCTATTGTCAGATCGTTTAACAAAGTTGTTAGTTAAAGCATAATCAATCATACAATCCTTAGTATCAAATATTTCTTCTTCAAAATATCTTCTACAGTATGAGTGTAGAGTTCTAAATCTACTAAATGATTTTGAATCTAAATGTGGAAAAGCTTCCAATGCTCTAAATTTGGCAGTGTCTACAGCTTTGTTTGTAAAAGATATAAATGCAATCTTGTCTGCATCTATACCTTTTTTTAAATATTTTTTAACAACACGCTCTATCAAAGTCCAAGTCTTACCTGTACCAGGTGGACCAAAGATCTTAATCGTTTTTCTGTATATCTGTTTTTGTTTCTGGAGTCCTAAATTTGTTGTGGTACTCATCATCCATCTCACTAAGTTGTTGTTGTGTATTATTTTTTGGTTTTATTTTTTGATGGTTTACAAACTCAGGCATCTTAACAAACCATACATTACGTTCACCTTCAAAGAAATCATGTTTCTCACATTCCAAAAGTCTAACTGCTTGGTTAACACTTTTGAATGGTGTTTTTCTCCTATCTAAAAAATCAGCTAAAGTATTACGTTTGAAATAACATATATTATCTTTACTATCTAGCACAGTATAACCGTCTTTTAATTTTGTAAAATCATCTTGTTCAATTGTGCTCTCAAAAAATATTTTAAGTGTATTATACTTTTCTTCTTCGACTGTATCTTCATACTTAAGAGATTTATTTTCTTCTGCTGACTCTAGTAAATGTTTCATGAGCAGTTCAAATGGACTCGGCCCCTTCTTTGGTCTTGGTAATGTCAGCCAAAAAATTCTATATTTAGCTAAACAAACTCTCCATGATTTCTCATCTTTTGTATCTTCAGGTCTAAAAGAAATGTGCCTATCTCTAAATTTACATTCATAAATAATTTCTTTTGTTGATTCAGTATATGTTAAATTTTCAAATTCATTTTTTATATCTGGTGCTTGTACACCAATACCAAGTTTTCTTAACTTACAAGTTTCCTTATCACAAATAGATGCAACAAAATTATGTTTAGGTGGACAAAAGTATTCATATCCTTTTGTATGTACAGATTGTGCAGTGCCATCGCTTTCATTTCTTTTCAATGGACCTTTAGGATGATTAGCAAATATACTTTTCTGTCTTTCCCATGCAATGTCTTTAAGTTGTTTTACAGTAAGATTACCTTCAGCTTTTTTCATTTCTGTAACACAGACATTAAATAACATATTGTTTCTATCACCTGTCCAACCTTCTTGTATTACTTTTTGTACACAAGGTGGATAGTCTCTCCAATCTGTCTCTGCATTGTATTCAGTTACTTTGTAATTTAAAAATTCTTTTGGATCTAACATCTTTTTCTTAGCAAGTTCTATAAAACCACCAAGCATCAAAGGTGTATTATCATCATCAAAAGCATACTCTACAGCTGCATTAGCATTGTAATATGGCATACCAACAGCTTTGTTTAATGGAAATACTTCTTTAGATAAAAAATATTCTTTGTTAATTTCTTCTAATTTTTCTTTTACTTTGTCCTTGTTTACCCAATCAGAAAAGAAAATAAATAAATGTAAGCCACCTGATTTTGATTTAACAGGTACCAAAGGTAATTCGAAATCCCTTATTATGTCTACATATTTTTTTGATGTGTACTGCTTGTAGTTAGCAGGATCTATGTCTATACAAGACCATTTAAGTTTATCACCATTTTCAGGTCTAAGACCAATTAATGTTTTACCATTTAAATGATCAGCCCAAAGTTCTTCAGTGACTGGTTCGTGTTTCGTGAGGTAGTCAGCTTTTCGCTTACCCCGTTCATCAGTCTCTCCCGTCAGAGAGACTGTGATGAACTGGGAAGAGTCGCCCTCAAATAATTGAAGTAACTCTTTTTGCATTAGAAGGGGGTACTGTCATTTTTAATCTGCTTAGTCTCCTTCGCAGATTCCTCTTCACCAAAATTAACCTTACCAAAGATATCGCTTTTCTTTGCGGTCTCATAAAACCCTCTTGTCGCCTCTAATGTTTGCGACAACTTTGGATCATCAAGGTACCTATCAAATTCAACGACCCAACCGTACCAAGAGTTTTGTGAGTTACTTTCTTTAGTAGTCCGTAATCTATAGGCAGTTGCCCAAGATGGCGGGGTAAAGAAACCCTTCTTCCCTTTAAGTCTTCGACTTGCCATCATAGAATTCCAAGTCTTAGACTTTTTCTTCTGAGTAGATTTCATAGAGATCAGTGCCGTTTCCAAAGGCGCATAATCTTTATCAAGCACATACACAAAATGATTTCCTGTATCTTCTACATAGTTACCATTTGGTAATCTGTCTTTACCGTCGTCCCCACGACTAGTTTGAGACATTATCGCTGGATCAGAATGAATACCCACAGGTCTACCTGGGCTATCTCCTCTGTCCTTCCACTCATTGAAAGTGTTTATATATAAACATGGTACAACAATTAATCCGTCTTTACCTTTAAAAAGGTTTCCAGATGTTTCATTGTAGATGTCCCCTTGTTTAGCAGCTTCAATATACTTGCCATCTGATTCGTCAAGTACAGGTGAATTGCTATAAAGGATTTTTAGAATAGGGAGTTTAGTATCCCTAGCAGTTACAAACTCTTGTCCTTGTCCTGCTGACTCTTCCAAATTAAATGTTGTTGGAAGGGATGCTTCTTTTTTTACAGCTACATCCTTGGCTGCTTCTTTTGCTTGTTGCATTGTCACTCCTTCGTTGTGATCTTGGTTCTTGTTGCTACATAAACACCGAATAAATCGGCAGGAACGTCTTTCCCTTTTTCTATTTGCTCTCTTACGAAAGCTTTAAGAGTCATTGGTTCTACCTTTTCGGCTTGCTTTACATTATGACCTTTATTTCTTAAATCGTCAACAATTGATTTTGCTTCATTGTCTTGATTTCTGCCAAAGGTTAATGAAACGTTATTTTTAATTAAGTCCCCATGATTATTTTCACGGAGCCAATTAAAAGCCTCGTCAGTTCTTGATGCAGGTATTCTTGCGCCATAGTATGGTTTTATCTCTACAGATGAACCATCCGTAAGCTTCAATAAACTTACACCAGTCTTTTGCATTAAGTTAGGAATATCCGATTCGGAAAGTTTCAACTCTTCTGCTTTTTTCTTTTTTAGCTGATCTTCTAACGTTGTTACTTCCTTCTGGATGTCCAATAACTTATTGCATAATTCAGCGATCTCTTGAGATGCTGTTGTGTCGATTGTTATATTTTTCGACAGTGCTTCTAAGTCCATAACGACCTCCTTACGAGGCCATGTAAATTAATAATTTGACTAAGTCAAGAAAAAAATATATTCATGGGATTAAATGAAATACAACTACAAAACTAAACCTTTTCAACATCAGCGGGATGCGCTAAATGCAGGTGGATTGCATATGGATTATGCATATTTTATGGAAATGGGCACAGGTAAAACAAAGGTTGCTATTGATAATGCTGCTTTTATGAAAAAAAATTTATGGATTGATTGGGTAGTAGTAATTGCGCCAAACTCAGTCTATAGAAATTGGATTGATGAAATACAAAAACATAGTGATTCTAATGTAATCCATGTTCATAAAGATAAAAGTATTTATGGTGATATGACTAGACATCCTGAACGAGCTTTAAAATGGTTTCTTATTAACGTTGAAGCTTTATCACATAAGTCTGGTGTAGAAAAATTAAAATCTCTATTAACTAGAAAGAACTGTCGTCATCTGATGATTCTAGATGAATCCACCACAATAAAAAACCGATCAGCGAAAAGAACACGAAACATTTGTAAATTAGGGAAACTAGCAAACTACCGAAGAATCCTAACAGGATCACCAATAACAAAATCTCCATTAGATCTATATACACAATGTGAATTCTTAAGTCCACAACTTTTAGGATTTGATTCTTTTTTTACATTTAGAGCTAGATATGCAGTGATGCAACAGATTGAAATGGGTGGAAGACAAATGTTATTTCCTAAGTATTATACAAATTTAGATGAATTAACTGATAAACTTAAGACTTTTTCATTTAGGGTAAGAAAAAAGGATTGTTTAGATTTACCTGACAAACTGTATACGGTCAGAAAAATAAATCTTACCGTCAAACAAGCAGAAATATATAATAGACTTAAGAAATTTGCTTACGCCACCATTAATCAAGATGAAGTTAGTTTTGCTAATAAACTCACAGAAATACTTAGATTACACCAGGTAACAAACGGTTTCGTTAAATCAGATGATGGCACTATTCAGGTATTTGATGATTGTCCAAAACTAAAAGAATTAATGGACATATTGGAAGACACTGAAGGTAAGTTTATAATATGGGCAAATTATGTGCAAAATATAAAAACTATTATTAACAAACTTAAGGAGAAGTACGGTGCTAACTCTGTGGTTTCGATTTTTGGAGAGGTATCAACGGAAGATAGGCAACAAGCTGTCTCCAAGTTTCAGAATGATAATAGCTGTCGTTTTTTTGTTGGTAATCCTTCCACTGGTGGTTATGGTCTCACCCTTACATCTGCTTCTTATGTGGTTTATTTCAGCAATTCGTATAACTTGGAAGTTCGTGAACAAAGTGAAGATAGAGCTCATAGAATTGGTCAAGACAAAAATGTAACCTATATTGATCTGATCGCAGAGAATACAATTGATGAATTTATAGTGAA